AGACGGCTTCGCTGTTGCGATGCAAGCCACTGGTTCCTCCGTAGAATGGCAAGGCGTTATGTCTCCTTCTGTGGGCACCATTCATACTTATCGGAACTCGCACATAGCGGTATTGCCTGATCACAATGTCAATGAAGATATTGAGTTTACGTGGACGCTGGACTACGACGCGGTTTCTGGTACTGACCTCAATAAGGTTCTAACTTCGTACCTGATCACGCTTAACGCTGCACCGCCACCAGCAGCAGAAACATCCTCCACTTTTGATGTCACGGTTGACTCAACAAGAGTACCAGTAGGTCAAACTGACTTCCCTGTGCTTGTGAAATTGTCGGATATGCCTGCCGCATTCTGGACAATGGTGCGTGATGGTGGCGGTGATATCCGCGCTTATGAGTCAGACGGCACTACAGAGCTTCCTAGAGAAGTAATCTCTTGCGACGCAGTGGCGCAAACTGGTGAGCTTCGAGTACTAATATCGAATCTGTCTGCGGCAGCCGACACAGTTATTAAGATAAATGTTGACGGTACTCGCAGCAACTACGCATACACAAGTCCCCATGGCCGTGATGCTGTCTGGACTAATCACGGGTTCGCTTTCCACGGTACTAATCTTGAAGATTCTTCTGGCTCAGTAGGGGCACTGACTAATGTAGGGGCTACTGCAAGAGCGGAAGGTATCATCGGCGAAGATTATTTGTATGAGGATTCATATATAGCGTCCGACTCTGTTCCTTTGAGTATTAACTCGACTGACACGTTTACAATGTCGATATGGTTCGAGCCGCAAGACCCTTTAGACTTACCTTTTGCATCGTACATATTTGGCATAGCCGACAATTCCGATGCCTTCGACAACTTCGCCTTTGGTGTTAGTCGCTGGGGCAGCGAGCTCCGCTTCTTTATGTTCGACAGGAACACCTCTGCGGAGGTTGACACAGTCCTCACGATAACAAACTACTCCGGCAAGTCGCTAATCTCAGTGGAGGTTACTGCGACTGGCTCAACAATGAGTGTCTTCAACAACGGCACCGAGTATACGGGCACGTCTACTAGACATCTTATAGATTCTGGATTTGATGTTATCTCAGTCGGCGCTTTGCGTGACAGTTCACCAGAAGCGAGTGACCGATCATATCTCGATGAAGCAAGAATACGCATCGGCGGCTTTATCTCAGGTCGCGAAGAGACCCAATACAATAATGACAGCTCGCCTTCAACTTTCTATACGATTGCGGAAGCAGGTGGAGGTGGAGGCACTGTAGTAATGACAATCTCCGAAGCCACAGGAATTTCTGACTCTCACGAATCCGCGTTATCCGCTATTTTTAACGTGTCGGAATCAATAAATTCGTCAGACGATTTTGCTTCAAAGTTTTCGGTTGTCTTTAGCATAAATGAGTCGCTCGCAACCACGGATTCGGCATCGATAAGGAAGATTATATTGCTGTCTATTTCAGAAAGCACATCGATTATAGATCAAGAAAGTGCAAAATTGTCTGCGTCTCTTTCAGTCACAGAAAGCGCCGGAACATCAGACGCCGATCAAGGCCAGTACGCAACAAGCCAACAGCTAGTTGACGCGGCACAGGCCAGTGACCAAGCGGGTGCGCTTCTGAGCGCGCTGCTAGCGCAAAGCCTTGGCGCTGTGGCCAGTGGTGCCGTAAATTTTAAAGCTGCCTACGGGCTTGTGATAAGCGAGACCGCTAGCGCACAAGATACGAGCGGATCAGTCGCATCTTTTAATCTTTCAATGCCAGAAGGAATTTCCGGCTCAGACTCTACGAGCGCGCCAGTAGACGGAAACGTAAATATAAACATAGGCGAAGTTTCTGCCGCAAAAGATGGCATGGGAATCACGGCAAGTTTTTCAATGACCGTTTCAGAATCCGCCTTTGCTGCTGACTCTATTTTTGCTAGGTCTGCATTTTTAGCTAGTATTTCTGAGTCTTTTAGCGCAGTCGAGTCTTCTAGCTCAACTTCTGCGTTTGCATTCACGCTCGGTGAATTTGCCAACATTGCAGACTTATTTTCGTCTGGCGAAGGTGCCTTAAAAGGACTAATAACTGCAATTGTAAATGTAAGTCCGGCTATAACTTTGTCGGCAAGTGCCTCACCGATGATAAATGGAAAACCAAGCGTAAATTTAACTATAAATGGATCAATCACAGCGAGATAATATTATGAATACTGAAAAAGCAAAAGCACAAATGGTCTGGTCTATGGTAGCAAAAGACTCTGCCGGAAATATTAAATGGGAAGACGAGGGCAAGAATCTTATCGTTAATAGCGGCCTAGATTTTCTTCTTGAAAATGATCTCGTTGCAACTACTCTTTACATCGGACTGACCGGAAATTCTCCCGTAGTCGCGGCGGGCGACACAATGGCATCGCACGCGGGATGGACGGAAGTCACCGCATACGACGAACCTGCTCGTCCGGCTTGGGGACAAGGCGCTGCAAGTGGCGGCGTAACAACCAACTCGACGGTGGTGGTGTTTACAGCCAGCGGACCTACTAACGTGGGCGGCGGTTTTTTAGCGACCGTTGCAACAAAAGACGGAACAACTGGCACGCTTTTCAGTGTTAAAGCTGCGACAGAGGGGAACAGAGTCTTGTCAGTGGCGGGCGACACTATTGGCGTAACAATTTCTCTAACGGTAACGAGTTCATAAGATGAAAGTGTTTATAGACAACACCGGAATATTAAGATTCAAAGAGGCTACCATAACGGCGCTAGACGGGACTTCGTCCCTTCTAAGCGCTCCCGGAACTTTTACTATTTATGACAGTAAAGGCGAAGAAGTTTTAGGTCAGAACTGGCCTACTACTTTGACTCTTAACGAGGCAGGCGACTACGCAGGCATAATCGAGTCTGATGTTGTTTTCTTGGTTAATAAAAGATACACAGCGGTCGCATCTTTCGGATCGGCTCCAAACTCTAAGGCTGTTTTTAACGTGGTTTTAGAGCCAGTGAAAAGGACGGAAGGTTAAAATGGCGACTGAATTGAGCGCATCTTCAATCGAAAAAATATCTGGCCAGATAGAAAAGCTAGTTGTTGATCGAATGGACAAAATTGCAGTTACGGCGCACAATTTAATTTCTATAAGAACTCCTGCTGATACCGGACAGGCAAGAGCTGGATGGAATTTTACTTTGAATAGTCCAGACACAAAAGTTCCTTCTAGACCCGCAAAAGACGATCAGACATTGCCCGCTCAGTCTTCTAAACCGGACAGTCAGGCAAAAAAGATTACAGACAGTTATTTTTTAGTAAACGCGGTACACCATATCGTTTATTTGAACGAAGGTTCTTCGCAACAGGCTCCAAGCAAGTTCGTAGAATCAGAGCTTTCGAAGGCGGTAGATTTAGTTGGTGGAGCAGAAAATTGAGTTTCAATACTTTAAGAATTGCAATATCAAGCCACATGGAATCTCTGTGGACTGCAACGCCTCTGGCGCGCATCATCCACGGAGACAATCGCGCCCCAATGGACGCAAATACTGCTCCGTGGGTGCGCTTAAACCATATTGTGTATTCTAGCAATAATGCAGAAATTGGAACGAGCTTTCAAAGAGTTCGCGGCGCTATAGTCGCACAGATTTTTACAACTTCTAACTCAGGCGAGAAAGAGGCTTCTGTGATTGCAGACGATTTTGTTTCTGTTTTCCAGAATAAAGATTTTGATGGCGTGACTTGTTACGCTGTTAAAATTACGAGGATAGGCAAGCGTGGTGACGAGTATCAACTCAACGCCGAAGTAGATTTTAAATATGACATTTTTTCCTAATTATCGGAGAGCAACATGACTATAGGAACTTCCAACCAAACACAACTTTCCTTTATTAAGGAAGCAACGGCGGGCGTAACGCCTGCCACTCCAGCGCTGCAAATTCTTCGTTATACTGGCGAGACTTTGCAGATAAACAACACCACAACGCAGTCGCAAGAAATTACTTCAAATCGTGGTGTTTCTGACCTGATCGTTACAGATCAATCAAACTCCGGCGACATTAATCACGAGCTTAGTGGCGCAACTTTTGACTCGCTTCTTGAAGGCGCGTTAATGACCGACGACACTTGGACAAACGACACGCTTACCGGAGCCACAGTTTCAGCGGACGCAACAGGTTTTTTAGACTCTGCAAGTGGTTTTGTATCGTCCGGTTTTGTCGTAGGTCAATATGTAGAAGTTTCTGGAATGTCAGACGCTACAATAAACGGTTTTTACCGAATTAAGACTGTAGTGGCAGGCAAAATCACGACCTATCCTGCTCCCGTAGCAACAGAAGCAGCAGGCGCAACCGTCACGGTTCAAGGCTCAACAATCTCAACTGGCAAGACGGACCACTCCTATACGATCCAAAAAGCCTTTCTTGATCTTGCAGTTCCTTCATACCAAAACTTCCGTGGTTGTCGTGTTTCTACAATGAACATGAGCTTGTCGGTTGGCTCTATTGTTTCTATCGGTTTTGGTTTTATTGGACAAACCTCAGAAACTGTTACTACAAATATCGACGGAGTAACTTACGAAGCAAAAACCACGACCGACGTTATGAATGCCGTAACAAATGTTTCTAACATTGTTGCGACAAACGAAGATTCGATAACAACTGCTATCAAATTTACAGATCTTTCGCTGACTTTTGACAACAGTCTTCGAGATTTGAAAGCAATTGGTACACTTGGCGCTATTGATATTCGCGCAGGAACTATTCAAGCAACTGCTTCTATAAATCCTTACTTTGAAAATATCGAATTGCTGAAAGCTTACCTAGCAAGCACAGAATTTACTCTGTCTTGGCAAGCAACTTCGGCAGACGGTTATACCTACATCTACAGCCTTCCCTCTGTGAAGTTTACTTCTCAGGGATTGGCAGCGGGTAGCCGTGACACCGACATGATAATCAATGGACAGGTGCAGGGTCTTATCGATCCTTCTTCCGGTAAAACAATGAGAATAGATCGCTTTATTCCATAAGTCTTTGGAGCCTGAGCGTAAAGTATTAGTCTGGTATTCGCCTGACCCAGATTAATATGCTTAGGCTCCAATTTTAATTCAGGCTCTAATGTAACAGGCGGATTCAAAGATGGAAATTAATGAGATTTTTTTAGACATTGACGCGGCAGAAAACGGTCGTTGGTTCCCTTATGGCGATGCAGAAGTTCGCATTGCAAAATGGATGAACAAAGGACACGCAACTTTTTTGCGCGACATTTCAAAAGAACATGGTCTTAAGTTTGCAAACAACGCGATCAGCGAAGAGCAAGCCGAAGAATTAAACGCGGGTCAGTGGCCGCACATCATAACTGGCCTCAGAGGTTTCACGGACGGCGGAAAGCCAGTTAAGTGGACAGCAAAGTTGATAAAAACTCTTTCAGTTGATCCAAAATGGAGCGCGTTTTTTAAATCTGCGATCCTTTTGTCTAAGGAAGAAGCAAACTATCGCGAAGCAAATATCAAAGCTCTGGAAAAGTCCTCACCGAGCACATTGTCTGGAGTTACAGGTGGTCGGGTCAAGAAGACAGACTAAGAAAAATAGCCGAGGCGATAGGGAAATTGCCTCAAGCTTTGCAAGAAAAGCCAGAATATACTCCAATTATAGGGCTTTTTTTAGAACCATTTGCAATGCTCAACGCTTCAAGACTTGAAAAGCAAAGATTTACACTTAGTGATATTGAAAGATGCGCAAAGATTTTTGGAGAACAGGATGATCTCCTTACATTTACGAGACTTATGCTAAAACTGGACGAAGTTTTTATAAAAGAAGCCCGTTCAAGAAATGACACCGAAGACATAGAGAAATAATAGCATGGATATTAAAAATTTCGTTAGCGTTGAAATCACAGGTGGCCGATCTGAGCAGAATGCAGGCAAGATAAAGAAAAATCTTGACGACATTAATTCATCAGCAGGAAAAACCAAGAGCACCACGGGAAAATTAAAAAGTGAGCTTGGAGAATTTGCTAAGTCTGGAGAAAGAAGCACTAAAAAAGTATCGGCAGGTTTCAAAAAAATGGACGAGTCCTCGTCTAGTTTTAACAGAAATCTAAATAGAGATGCCGCATCGTCTATCAAAAGAATGGTAGGCTTTGCGGCAGCTTTTGCAGCGGTTAGTGTAGCAGTTAAGTCTGTAATCTCTATAACAAAAGATTTTGAACAATCGGTCAGTCAACTATCCGCAATCACAGGCGCGGTGGGCGAAGACCTAGAGTTTTACGCGGCACAGGCTCGCGAAATAGGCAAAAGCACTACGCTTTCCGCCTCACAATCAGTCACGGCGTTTAAGTTAATCGCGTCCGCAAAGCCTGATCTTCTTTCCTCCCGCGACGCTCTTGCAGCAGTTACAAAAGAAGCAGTTACTCTTGCGGAGGCTGCGTCAATTAGTCTTCCAGAAGCTGCAACTGCTCTCGGCAATTCTTTAAACCAGTTTTCAGCAGGCGCAGACGAAGCAAGCAGATTCATAAATGTTTTGGCGGCAGGTTCTAAGTTTGGTTCGTCGTCGATCACAGACACGGCAGAAGCTTTGAAGGCGGCAGGTGCAGCGGCAAACGCAGCGGGAATATCTTTTGAGTCCACGAACGCAGGCATCCAAGCTCTTGCAGCAGGCGGCATAAAGGCATCGCAGGCAGGCACAGGATTAAGAAACGTATTGCTGATTCTTGAAGAAGAGTCTGATAAAAATCTACGCCCTTCGGTTGTAGGTCTTGCAACCGCAATCCAGAATCTTAGCGATAAAAACCTTACGCTTTCTGAAACTACAGAAATATTCGGTAGGGAAAGCGCGATTGCAGCTCTGACCCTAATGGAGCAGTCTGAAAGTCTTGGGGAGCTTACAAAAAATCTAACCGACACAGGAGTAGCAACCGAACAAGCGATTGCTAATTTCAATAACTTGGCTGGAGATTCTCTTAGAGCCTCAAGTGCAATTCAAGAACTACAAATTGCACTTGGCACCAAGCTAACTCCCGCTCTTAGAGAAACAACTCAAGGATTCACAAATTTAACAAACGACATTGCAGAATTTGTAGAATCAGACGATTTTGAAGAATGGATTAACGACATAACTTTTGCGCTCAAGGCGCTAGCCTTTTACATGGGCACTCAAATGACACTAGCAATAGGCAAAGCTGTGTTCGCATTTGGTGGCTTGGTAGTGGCGCAAACAGCGGCGCTCACAGCTACCACGGCGCTCACAGCGGGCTTTGTTGCACTTAGCAGCGCCACAGGCATAGGGCTAGCGATAACAGCAGTGGCAGTGCTTACAAAAGGAATGTACGACCTTAAAAAAGCGCAAGACGATGCCCGCGAAGGTGCGGCGCAAATGTTCTCGGACGATCTAGGTCTTGAAGGGCTAGACTTGGCGCTTTATGGAACTACAAAAAACATAAGAGACTTGCAGGCTCAAATAGACGAGTCAAAAGGAAAGTTCTTTAGTGGTCTATATCCTGGAGAGGCAACAAGAATCCAGAATGAATTAAACGACCAGATGAAATTTTTCAATATTCTTCTTGAAAAAAGAGGCGAGCTTTACAGAAGCAATGCCTCGGAAGAAATCTCTAGCTTGGCGAGAAATAAATCTGCCGCTGCTAGCGTAGGCGTTTTAAGAACGCAGTACATGGACACAAACGAAAACGCTATAGAACTTTTGGACACAACCAATCTGCTAAACGTGTCAAGTAAAGAAACAGCTTTTAGAATGAAGGGCGTAAAATTCGGCCTAGAAGCATACGACCAAGCTACCGTGGACTTGCTAGGTTCGCTTAAACAAGAAATTGACGATCTTGGCAAAACCGAGCGCGAATTATTCTCGCTTGCAATTACAAGAAAAATGGAAGAAGGCGCGACCCGCGGAGAAATATTAGCGGTTGAAGAGTTAGCTGAGGCGCTTTTTGACGAGCGTGAAGAAATAAAAGCGACATTGCAGGCTAAGCGAGAAGCGGCAGATGCGCACGAAGACAACGAAGAGGCAAAAGCGAAAGCAACCGCCAGATTTGCAGAAGATGTAAAAAGAGAAAACGAGATTGCAGCCCGCGAAGCCCGCGAAGAATGGAGACTAACACGGGACAAGTTTGCAGACTTTTTCTTAGACATGGAAGAAAATGGCGGCAACGCTTTTGACAACTTGGCAAAATCTTTTGAAAAGTCTGTGAAAAGAATGGTCGCTCAATGGTTAGGCTCTGGCCTAATGAAAATCTTCGGAATGGGCGGAGGCGGTCAAAACGAGTCAGGTGGCTTTTCTTTATTCGGCGGACAAGATGGAGGAGAAGGAGGAGGCTTTGCAGACACAATCAGCAATGTTGCAATCAACAAGTTCGCGTCAACAGCCTTAAAGTCTGTAGCCACGAGCGCGTTTATATCAGCCACTACCGCTACCGCTGCCGAGGCCGCTGCCGTTGTGGTTGTCGAGTCTATCCCGACATATATTGCAGCAACAGAAGCAGCAGTAACAGTAACAGCAGCAACAGAAGCAGCAGCAACAGAAGCAGCAGTAACAGGAGGAACAGGAGCAGCAGGACTTCTCGGTCCGCTAGCGATAGGCGCGGGCGCTCTTATTGCGGGCAAGCTAATACACGACTACACAAGCAACCCTGACGGCTACACCCGATCAAACTCAGGATTCCTCATTGGCGACACATCTGGTCTAGATCAGAGAAGACTTTTCGAGCAAGAAGATTTTGCATCTGGGCTAAAAGTAAAAGGTTTTAACAGAAGATCAACCGAGCAAGAATCTACAAAAGTTGTCGGCGCTTTCAGAGGAATAGACTCCGCATTCACGGAGCTTTTAAAACTAGCAGGCGGCGAAATAGACCTCTCTAAAGGCGGTATAAACGGCGTAAACGAAGACGGTCAACTTGGTACGTCAGGCACCTTCTTGGGAGTGGGCGGCAAAACAGAGAACTTTGAGGCTCAGCTAGATTACTTTGCAACACAGCTTGCAGAAAATGCAAAAGGTCTTTCCGAAACAACTATGGCAAATCTTCGCTCAGCCGAAACTGCCGAGCAAGTAATCACGGTATTGCAAGGCGCGGCCACGGAAGAACTAGCCAATAGCATAAACCTAATGGAAAAATCGCTAATAAATGGTGCAAGCGGAATAGATCAAGTAACGCTCAATCAATTAAAGTCTGCCGAGTCTATTGAAGACATCGTTGGAATATTAGACGAATCTGATATTGGATTAAGCCAGTTCAACAAAGAACTTGAACGAGTGGTTGAAGAAGCAAGGAATAATGGTTCGGCGCTAGGAGCAGTTGGAGATGGGATTATGTCTTTGGCGGGAAGCCTACAGTCTTTCGCGGAGCAACAAGATGCTAAAATCGCAGCTAAAAAGCAAAGCCAAGATGCTTTTACAAAAAGGATTGATTCTGCTTTCGGCGGTGCTTCTTCTGGCGGTGCTTCTTCTGGCGGTCGTGCTTTCGGTGGCATCGGATCTTCAATGACCGAGAGAGATACTAAGTTCTTACGCGATGCCATTGGCAACGAATCAATCGACGTAAGCGTACTAAGAAACCTAGAAGAAGCTCTTGGTCTTCACTACACAAAAAGAATAAACCGAGTCGAAATACTTGATGGAATTAAATCCCTTCAAGAAAACGGAGGGCTTCAAGACGTACTAGACTCCATTGGCGTGCAAGGCGCATCAAAGCCAACTCTTGAGCCATGGAAAGTCGGAGAAGCAAGCATCGACGGATCGCACTTTTCAGGAATAAAAAGAGTACCGTTCGACGGTTACAAGGCAGAGCTTCATCAAGGCGAAAGAGTAAAAACAAAAGCCCAGACAGACGAAGAAGAATCAGAAGCCTCAAACAAGAAGCAGGAGATTTTCACAATGAATAAAATAATGGGAGAGAATCTAATAAAAATGAGAAGGCTACTAGATCTTTGGAACGCAACTGGTATGCCAACGAGGGCTTTTTAAATGAAGATAATTAATCCAAAAACCATTAAAAATTCGATGATGCAATACTCGAATATTCCAGAAATTCAAAGTCCGACTTCTGGGTTTACCGAGCCTGCTGAGTATGTCTCTACAACAGGATATACTACTGGACAGCAAGTTTCCGTGGTTCTGGGCACCAACACGGCGTCAATAACTCACGGAGTTTACGAGTCAACTTTAGAGACAACTAACACCGGAAACGATCCGACAATAAAAGAAGACAACACTAACTGGAAATTTATACGCTCCACGATTAGATGGGCTATGTTCAACGAAATTTTACAAGACCAAACAGTAATAAACAACTCAAGACAAAACGGGCTAACGCTTGCCGGAGGGTCTGGTAATTATGCTAGTTCTCCGGATGCAAGTTTCCCAACCGATCGGTTTACGTTATACGCTAGGATAAAGCCTACAGACTCAACGCCTGCGTCTGACATGACTATATTCTCCAAATACAATATTTCTGAAAATCAAAAAACGGTAGCATTGAAGCTTACCACTACCGGACGAATAGAGTTGATAGTTTCTGGCAATGGATCTGCAGAAATATCCTATGTATCTAGTGAAGTTTCGCAGATGACAAACTCTACTTCTGGATGGATAAAAATAGTTTTTGATGGTAACAATGGCTTAGAGTCTAGCGCAGAGTTTTACGACTCGCTAGAAGAATATGGCAGCGAAGACTTGATTTCATGGTCAAAAATTGGCGAGACAATAACAGGAATTCAAACTGCAATATTTAATTCGAGTTCTGTTTTTGAATTGGGATCAATCAATGCTGGAACAGAAGACATTTTCGTTGGCAGCATACAGCAGTTGGTTGTTTACGATGGCATATTAGAAGAAGGCAGAAAACTGTCTTGCGACTACAACCGAATAGATGCTGTTTCAGGTGGCACCTCTACTTCTTGGCGAACAGGTCAGGTTTGGACTGACAACGGAACATCATCATTTTCGCAGGATTTGTCTGGCATAGTTTCAGAAATAAAAATAGGCGTCATATCTAACTCTATTGCGCTTATGAATCTTTCAGCTACTACCGTCCAGATAATAGGCAGAGACTCGCTAGAAGGCGAGATTTACAATCGCTCGTTCAATTTGCAGTCTGCAAACGGAATAGGCGGTATGTACTCTTGGCTTTTTGATCCTCTTACTTTTGATATTAATCTAGTTTTGTTTGATCTTCCAGCTTACGCAGGAGCCGAATTCAGAGTAATAATATCGGCACCAAACACTGCAAAGTGTGGAGCCGTGGTTTTAGGGAACGAGTTTGAGATAGGAGCTTCACAGTACGGCGCAAAATACGGAATAGAAAATTATTCTACAAAGGGTATTGATGCTAAAACGGGAGCAGTCACCGTGTCTGCTGGAACTTTCAGAAGCATATCTGACGTGGAGGTTAAACTACTGTCAGCAAGATTTACTTCAGTTTTAAATACGCTAACCGATTTAAGAAATAGACCAGTTGTTTGGGTCGGTTCAGACTTTGTTAACGGCATGATCCAGTACGGATATTACAAATCATTTTCTGAAATTTATTCTAACTATTCTCAGGCAACCTGCCTGTTAGAAATCGAGGGACTATCATAATGACTACCACTATAACTGCCGTTCCGCTGCTTACAGAGTCTCCAAACAGGAGCCAAGGCGACACGGGATACTCTGCAACTGCGGACGCATGGGCTGCATCGCTTGGCGTTTTTAATGTCGGGATGAACACTTCTATCGGGCAACTTAATACGCTCGGTACAGAAATCTCTGCAATAGGCGAAGGAGCAACGGAAAGCAAGAACTCTGCTGCTGATTCTGCACTGTCTGCTTTAGAGTCTATGTCATCTGCTCTTTCTGCGTCAAATTACAAAGGCGCTTGGTCTGCGCAGACTGGAGCTGCAAATATTCCGTATTCTGTGTCGAACGATTCAAAATTTTGGATGCTAATAAATAATCTGGCAGACGTGACCGCAAGCGAACCCACGAACACTAGCGCCGACTGGCTACAGATAGGAATCGTTGCAGAATTGCAGCAAAATATACAGTCTGCAAATTACACCACAGTCGCTTCTGACTCGGGAAGACACATATTGCATCCGGCCACAGACACAACACCACGGACACTTACGATAGCGGCGAATTCAAGCGTTCCGTATAAGATAGGAACTGCAATCACTTTTGTAAATCAAGCCTCAGCAGGAACATTAACTATTGCGATAACGACCGACACTATGCGATTAGCGAGACAAGGAACTACTGGTAGCAGGACACTGGTGAATAATGGAATGGCTACTGCTCTAAAAATCACCGAAAATGAATGGATAATCTCCGGAACGGGACTTACATAATGAATTCTTCACATCAGATGATAACTAGCTTGTGGGGCGGGGCGCCCACTGGAGCCCATGTTTACAACACGGCGGGAACTACTTTTTCTTGGATATGCCCTGATGGCGTAGAGAGTGTATGCGTTGTCTGCGTCGCGGCGGGGGGAGGGAG